CCTCCATTTCTCTTAGTTCAAGGCCCGCAAACAGGGCCTTCCCGTTAACGTATGGCCAGAGGTCTACAGCCCAAGTGATTAGTCCTCTGGCTGCAATTCCGGGCGGTTAGTGTATTGCTCCATTAACCATGCAACAATTTCGCCCAAAGTCTCAACGTCTACCACTCGATGCTTGTCTTCGAGTAGCGAGTTGAATCTGACTAAGCTCTCTTCTTCCAACACTGAATCAAAAAACTTAACAATTGTCTCGCTCTGAATTGCAGCATCATCAGACTGACTTCTGGCAACCAAGTCGAGCATTACTTTTCCCTGAATTGCAGGAATGCAATTGAATTCTTCTTCGTGAATTTTGAATGAGATAGGTTCTGTTTTTACTGCTTTTCCAGCACCAAAGTCTTTGAATTTAGCCATCTTTATAACTTCTTTCTTACCGTTAATGTCATGAGAACATCTAGTTCTTGTTATATTTTACAGGCTAGAAAAATGTCTGATTAGTGGCTGTAGCAGGAATTTATTGGCTTTAGTGCCGGGGTGCATCACTCTTTTAGTTACCACCATTCGGCCACCTTTAAAAAACACCAATTTACCTGAAGGGTCGTTTGGGACTATAACATGAGGTCTAGTACCTTCGTGGTGAGCTAAAGCGTATGGAACTTTAGTGCCAATCCAAAGATACTGACCAGTAAAATTTCCTAAGTGTCTCTTGTGAATCGAGCGTTGAAGTCTTCCAGTCCTGTAACCTACTTGGAGCTTTGCACTATTAACAATTTTATCGCCTAAGTCTGATATTTGACTTCCTAATTCACCCTTGGGAGAATTTAGAAGAGTGTGCATTCCAACTTTATTAACACTGAAATTACTTACTGCGATGCTGACTACCATTTTTATGGCACCGCCATAGTTATCTGCAGCACTACAGTCTGGAATCCGCCCTCAGGCTGGGAAGTCTCTAGAGTAGCTATTACTCCTAAGCCATAGCCAGTCTCATCCCACATGTCAAAAAGATTTACGGATTGCATGAGAACCCATGCGTCAATTGCAGCATAAGAAGCCGATAGAGACAATTTTTCAGCGCTAGGAGGTCTACCGTTTTGGCCTACCACTGGAACTTCTCTGGAAATAGAGATAGCTAAAGTAGCTGTTCTAGGTTGGTTACATCTTTGTGGCTGACTAATCTGAGCACCAGGAGGGCCTAGGTAGAGTTGAAGTAAGGTAACTACAACTTGCTCGCAGTCAATCGCTGGTTGGTCGCCGAGTGTCCAATACCTTCTTGAAGGAAGATTCACATTGTGGGATTGAAAAACTGATTCGACTCTTTCAAGGACACCCTCTAGCATGTCCCTGAGGTTAGTAGCATCTTCAGAGACACCGCTTATGTCAATAGCGGTAGCCATAAACTACTCCCCGTCAGTCTTAGAAGCTACGTCTTCTACAACCTCTACAGCTGGTGCAGGGGCTTCAGAAACTGATTCGACAACCACAGGTTCTGCCTTAATTTTAGGTGCAGAAGCAGTTTTTACTGTCTTTGGCTCGTATTTAGGTGTTTCTACCTTAGGAGTTGGTGCGCTCTTCTTTTTCTTAGGAGTATCCTTCTTAGCTCCCAGCATGTCAGCAGCTGTGAAGTTTGTCTGGATGTTCGGGTTCTTAGCCATTTTTACCTCTAACTATGTAATTGGATTTTTAAGTTTCCTGTTGCAATCTCGGAAACGTTCTCCACTCCACCAACAGTCTTAGTAGCATAAAGAGTCCATGTTCCTGGGTCTATTATACCTAAAGCATTGTAGGCGTTAGTGTAAGAAATCGAGAAAGACAGAGCCTCATCTTCTGTATTAAGAGTGATGTCAGAGCTAGGCACTTCTACACTTTTACTGCCGCTGTAGTTATTCAAAATTAACTGTGGCTCCCAACCCTCTTCTTCAAAAAAGATTGAAATGTCGGCTGGAGTATCTGTAGATGTCCAAGTTGCTGGGGAACTCTTAATAACTGTTAAGTCATAATTTTCGTTAGCAGTTAAAACATTAGACCTTGGGTTATATCTTCTAGCCCTAGGAGTGTCTGGAGAAAATACTTTAGATTTTTTTCTAGCTCCGTCAGGGTTTACGGTTTTGAGGAACAGGTCTACGGCGTAGACTCCAGTCCTAAGCTCTTGAATAAAATCTTGACTATCTAGAAGTGTGTATGAGACACCCTGACGAGAGATAGAAGTTACACGCTGAGGCAACATGCAATCATCATCTCCAGACCATAGCTTGGCAAACTCTATTGCCAAAGTTCGAGCTGCCATTTTTCCAGCAGCTGGGATGGGAGAGCCATAAGTATAAGTAACTTCTACGTTACAAGGAGTCCAAGGAACTCCAGCGGTTGCTTGTAGGACAGAGTGGTCAACTAAGTAGTAGCTGGAAGGGTCTAAAATTTGACCCTCTCTATTTCTTACAGAGTGAATTTGCTGTACATTCTTCCCTCTAAGTCTGATTCTAGACTCTGGGGATAATCCATCTGCAACAAGTTCAGCATAGTTATCAAAATCATTTACTGGAATGTTGAATACATCTCCAGTTACTAGAACTGCGCCATAGTTTTTAGATGAAGCACCTAATCTGTAAGCCCTTTTAGCGCAAACATATCTTTCAGTGACAGTGGTAGTTCCAGTAAATTTTCTACCAGACATAGCCCAAAGTAGGTAAGACGCAGTCTGGACGGCTTCATCGGCATACTCCGTGTATTGCCAATCCCCTATTTCAGATTTCTCAATCCACTTTACGCTCATCTTATGTCCTCTCTAGTAGAACGGGCGACACGAACTGTTTCCAACTCGTGCCGCCCGTGTCGACTAGTTACTAGCTAGGGTTTTCGTTCGAGACGATGATTCTGTCTACAGCGCTGTCAGCGTTGTAGTTGATGTTGCCAGGAACGTTGTAGTTGTCATCGCCAGAACCGTTGGTTAGGGAGGTAACTGCAGCGTAGCTAGGTAGCTCTGTGGTTGCGTTAAGAACAAGGATTCTTGCTCTAGCGCCTACAGTTGCTGCCACCTGAGCAGATGGAGCAGAACCAGAGATGGTGTATGTAGCAGTAGTTGTGTTAGCTGCTGTTACAGTTGCACCGCCGTGGTCAAACGCAGGTCCTAAGTTAGATACCTTTAGAACATCGCCAGCCTCTAGCTCTGGGTCAGCAGAGAAGGTGACGATAGCCGAGGTGGTGTTAGCTTCGATTACTGCACTAGTAATAGTCACAGTAGATGCGTCTAGAACACCAGACTTGGTGAAGTATACCTGCTCAGTGGTGTTGTCTGACCATGTGTAGAAGCCATTCAAACCAGTAGGTGCCCATGAGGTGCGTGCGTAAGCGTAAGGACGCTCTGCAGCAACTGGGAACTCCCAGCGTCCGTCTAGACCTGCTCCGAAAGCAGAGTTTCCAAGGCCGTAGCCTTCGAATGTGTTAGCCAATAGACCGTTTTCAATTACACGGTCACCAGACTGACGCATCTTCACGTATGGGAAAATCCAGTGGAAGTATGGAAGAGTTCCAGACTTCTTGCCGTCCTTAACAGCGTGTGACCAAGCCTCGATAGCAACACCGTTGCCAGCAGGGTCGTCACCAACACCAGGAGCGGCCCAACCAACAGTCTTGTAGTTGGTGTCACCAGCAGTTCCAAGGTTCTTGCGTAGCATTAGACCACCAGACAATAGAGCCGAAAGCTCTGGGTCTGGCTCACAGATTGCAAGCTCCATGGTGATACGCTTCAAGGTGTCAGGAGCCTTGTAAGTCACACAAACCGTGCCATTTGCAGACTTCTCGGTGATTTCGTCGCCTTCTTCGTATTCTGGGGTAAACGAGACACGCATGAAAGCTGACGTAGTGTAGCTGTCACCAGGTCCGTTTAGTAGGTTGCCATCAGCGTCAAGGCGTGTGACACGGATTGCCACGCCTTGGATGCTGGCTGCATATTCTTGAGTAGCCATTCAGCTTTCTTCCTTCTTATTAGGCTGTCAGGTCGACCCGGACAGCAAGGTGGATTGATGTGTCAAAGTAAACCGCAGCTGGGCGAATTGCTTTAACACGCATGTCATTCTGATTACCCGACACGTCGTAGCCCTGAGCTAGATTGTCGTTTACGACGTCAACATCGCCCACGTAAGTGCGAACGGTGCCAGTGGCGTAAATCCATTTGTTAGTGGCTGATGCTTCTGCATTCTCATCGCCATCTGGGCCATTACCAGAGTAGCCGTTTCCGACAACAACTGGAGTTCCTCCCAAAGTCTGTAGGTGCTCTTTTTCCTTGTCGTGGAATAACATTTGGCTGTTGCTAGAAAGCAAAGCAGCAACGTCTCGGGTCATGTGAATTACGCCCTGCTCGCCGAACTGAGATGCTTCAGCGATTCCCTGCTCTAGTAGGGCTAAAGCACGCTTAGGTGAATAAGCAGTTCCACCACCGAGAATAGTTGCAGATGCATCTGACAATGCAACGTTGTCGTGAGACTCAGTCTTGCGGATGTATCCGTCCCAAAGCTCTTGCTCCATTGCCTTCTGTGAGCCAGCTTCGATTTGACGGGTAATTCTGGAGATACGGTCAAGTCCTAAGAACCCAAAAGTAGATAAATCTTCAGTTACTTCAATAAAGAATGGCTTAATTCTCTTGTAACGTACTGGAGAAGTAATCTCCTTAACGACGTCGTAAGTAGTATCGGTGTCGTCAAAGTTTACGAGGTTGCTTACCTCTGTTTCCCACTCCTGAGAGAATCCCCTAATCCAACGGTCTTCGTCGGCTGAATTCTCTGGCTTGACTACAGCAAGTAGGCCAAAAGCGGAGGGCACAACCTTAGGTGCCTCTACAACGCCATTATTTGGGAAAGCCATTTAAAATCCTTAAATTAAAGTCTTAAGTTTTGTGCTTTGTGAGTGGCCCCCGAAGGGGCCACCCACTCAGCTGTGAGGTTTTTACTCCTCGATGGCAGCAGCAGTTGCGCCACCAGTGGTGTCGCGCAGAGCAGCTGCAACACCGTTAACGCTGATGTTAGAGGTGATAGCGAGAGACTCGATACCGACCTTAGCAACGTTCTCGAAGGTCTCAACGAACATCTTGTAGTCGTTGGTGCCAACAAGCGACGAGTCGCGGATGATACCAAGGTCAAGAGTTCCACCATCTAGGAACAAGAAGGTACCTTCAGCGAATAGGTACCAGTTGATTGTGTCTGGGAACTCGAGCAGCTTAGCTGCAGAGCCAGACTGAGCACCGAACACGTTTAGGTCTAGTGAAGCCACTAGGTCAACGTTGCTCGAAGCTAGGTAGCCACGAACTTCAGCCTCACCGACACCTAGAGTGTTGTCACCAGGCATAGATAGAGCTAGGTCAGCAGCCATAGCGTCGAAAATCCATGCAGGAACAATCGCCTTTAGAACGGTGTTGGTCGATAGACGGTGACGTGAGCGGTAAGCAACAGCTGCCTTGCGAATCTGCACAAGGAAGTCACGTGCGAAACCGATAAGGCTTGCAGCCTCAGTGGTTGCAACGTGAGCATTTACAGCGGTTGAGCCAGCGGAAATCTTCGAAAGAAGGTTTGCCTCTGCCTCACGTGCGTGCTGAATCAGACCTAGCTCGTTGTGACGAGAGATTAGCTCTGGGTAAGCGCGGCTCATTAGGTTACCGAACTGTAGCTGTAGGGTTACAGCGTCAGTAGATACGGTGTTCTCGGATGCAGCCGACACGGTTAGGCTGGTCTTGGTAGCGCTCTGTGGGTCTGCGTCAGTTGCAGCAGTCCATACACCAACAGCGTCAGCGTAGCTCGAAAGAGCAGGCGGAGTGATGAAGCGGATACCGCCACGGTCAGCCTGGAACTTTGGTAGAGCGTCACGAACTGGACGGTCGGTTACACCGAAGCCGAAGATGTCGTACTTAACCTCGAATGGGGTCGAGTGACCACCAGAAGCAACAAGTGCCTCAGGGCCAACAACGGCCGCAATCTTAGCTGCGTTCGACTCGGAGTCGGTGGTTAGAGTGCGGTACTCTGGGTACTGAGTGGTGAAGGATGCAACGATGTGCTGCTCTCCGTCTCCACCATTTACACGGCGAAGAGAGTGTAGTCTCTTCTCCATAGCTGATGCTACTTCGCCCATGTTAGCGATAGTGCTGCCTGCGGTGTAGCCAGGAATGTCTGCACCAGCAGTGATTGCCACTGGAGCGGTCTCGATTACCTGAACTACAGGCTGACGGTCAGCTGGGGCCTCGAAAGGCTGTTCTGCTGCGGACACGATTGCCTGCTCTTCCTGCTCTTCTGGAGCAATAGATGTTTCTTCAATGATTGTTTCTTCGGTTTCCGAAGTGAATTCGGTCTCCTCAGTTGCAGAAGCTGTCTCTTCGATAACTTCTGGGGTTTCTACAGAAACTTCTTCAACAGAAGCTTCCTCGATAGCGGTCTCATTCTCATCTGTAGAGAATTCAGTAACCTCTTCAGAAATAGCAGACGCTTCTTCTACGACAACCTCAGGAGTCTCAGATTCAACAACTACGGTCTCTTCTTCTGCAGAAAATTCCATTGTTTTTTCCTCTTCTTCTTCCTTTTCAGCAGGCATTTCCTGCTTAGGAGTTTCAGGCTCGTCCTCAGCTGGAGTGGTAGGTTCCTCAGTTGGAACAACTTCCTCGGCTTCAGCTTCCTCTTCGCCCATGTTGCCTTCCTCGCCCTTAACGCGCATGGTAGCCTCAGCTGCACGAGCTGCAAGCTCTTCAGCCTCTACCTCGCGACGCTGGACTTCACCGCGAACGGTGTCCAGCATGTCAGCTAGAGAAGTCATAGCGTCAACTGTTTCTGGAGTGGTGTCCTGAGTCTCGTAAGACTCGAATTCGCCGATGATAGCTCCCTGAAGCTCCATGACTTGTTCGTCAGAGAGTTCAGCAAGCTGGTCAACTTGCGACTTGATTTGGTCCACTGTGCCTCCTAGGACAGTTGAATGAGTGAATCTCACTCATTGCATTTTCGGTACAAGGTAAAGGGACTTTCGCAACAGGGCGTAAGGCGCTCCACCTATCATTTATTTTACAATAAATTCTTTATGTTTATTATTTAGGTGAGTAGTCTCAGAAGCTTCGACATCTGAGACGAAATCTCACCTTGGCTGTAGACATCAGAACCAGACTTAAAAGCCTTTAATTCTTTGGTAGCAATGTCTGCATCCTTTGTTTCAATTTTGTCGTAAACCTTTTCAATCATGTTATCCATGAGGTCTTGTAGGGCTGGCGGTAGGTCGCTGTATCTAACCTTCTCAGACTGGTCGTTAAACCCTAGAGGCAAGTTAGAAATAACCTTTCCGAGTTCTCTAGCAGAATTTCTAACGTTCTCTAAAGAAACCTTGTTTAAGGCACCGCTATCAAGTCTTCCGATGATGTCCATAAGGTTTACACCTGCTTTAGCTGCTTCTGCATAGTTACCTAGTTCGTGTAGGTCTTCTAAACTCTTAGCCTCTTCAACTATTGTCTGAAGGCCAGAGGTTCCTAGGTCCTGCTTTAGTCGAGCCAATACTTTACGGAACTTACCGCTCTCGTCTCTCGGCTGAGTCTGGGGCGTGAACTTTCCAGTAGCACGACTACCACTTTCTACTCCAGATGGAGTTCCAATGATTTCCTCAGCCGATGGTGCTTTTGGGTCGACATCACCCTCTACAATTTCTCCATTTAGTTCAAATGTAGAAAGCTTGGACTGAGCTGAAGCCAATCTGGCCTGTAGGTCTACACCACTAGCTCTCAGAGTCCATGTTTCTGGGATTAAGTCAGTCTTATCTAAGTCGCGAGCTCTCTTAAGAATGTGGCGCTTAGCAGAAGCCTTATTCTTAGCCCTACCTAGAGACTGAATAGCATTCTTCAAATCGCTAGCATTTCTAATTGGGAAAGAACCGTCTGGTAGAGCTAGACCCTTTTCGGCTAGCTTCTTTCTTTCCTTGCGAGAGATGATTGCAAAGTCACCATACTCTTCCATGTCTGACTTAGCAGAGGCAACTCTAGCTTTTAGGG